TTGCATTAAAGATTATAACCGCACAGATTATACAGAAATGCGGAATCACGAAGGACATATTGAGCGAAGACTCATTATGACTAGGATTCGAGATTCAGAAGATACTACATTCCGTGATATCGTTGAATCGAATGAAGTTTTTGAGAAGATTGAGTTTTACGAAAACGAGCAAGCGATGCTCCGCGGTGATAAACCTATCATAACACATGCCAATATGAGGGTGGAGGAATATGGTTTGTCATTATACCCACCGAACTTTGTTCTGCTAGAAAGGATCACTCTTACAGGCGTGAAGGGGTTAGCAAGCGAACCACTAGAACCTGAAGAGCCTGAAGCACCTGAAGAACCTGAAGCACCTGAAGCACCTGTAGAAGAAGAACCTGAAGAAGAACCTGAAGAACCTGAAGAAGAAGAACCTGTAGAACCTGAAGAACCTGAAGAAAATGATCCAGATGAATAGGTTATGAGGGAGCACCAATACTAAAAATCGCGGGTTGAGGTGATGCAGATGGAACTAGAACAACGGGTGACTAGACTTGAAGAACGGACTGTGGCAGTGGAAAGGGACATCAAAGAGATCAAATTGCAACTCAACGAAACAGCTAAGAAATCAGACGTGGAGCGGTTGGAACGAACCCTGTCTGAGCGAGATGCCAACTACACCAAGTACCTGTGGAGGCTCATTTTCATTCTAATCGCAGTATTCACGGCTATTACACTGACGGCTGTGGGCCTTAGTGTAGCGGACGTATCTTTACCTAATATACTAGGAGGTCACTAATGTACGTAACGTGTCCAGAATGTGGATCTTCGATATATGTGCATGGTCGGTGTTGGACTTGTAGATGTTGTGGAGCAGAGGGTTGCGGACTAGCAGGATTGGAGGTAGGGCAGAGTGCTGAAGCACAGTCTGAAAGACCAGTTGATTCTCCACGAGGGGATGAAATTAAAACCTTACAAATGCCCGGCTAATAAGTGGACAATAGGGGTTGGGCGGAACTTGGAGGACGTAGGACTTTCCAGAGACGAACAACTAAAACTTTTCGGAACTTCCGGCTTAAACCGGGAAGAGATCATTGATGGGCTTTTAGTCCGTGGAATCAGTGAGGAAGAAGCATTGTTCCTACTTGACAACGATATAAAGAAATGTGTAAATGATGTTAAAAAGTTTCCCTGGTTTGAATCCCTGGACCCAGTTAGACAAAAGGTTATCGTGGACATGCGTTTTAACTTGGGGTTAGCTGGTCTGAAAGGGTTCCGCAAGATGATTCATCATTTAGAAGTAGGGGCGTACTCTAAAGCCGCCGAGGAAATGAAAAATTCCAAGTGGTATCACCAAGTGGGCACCAGAGCACGCCGGCTCGTGGAGATGATGCGGACAGGTGAAGATTACACAAATTAAAGGAGGATTATCGTGTGGGAAAAGTTTGTTGTTAGTCTGATTGAGATTCTCATTCCGGTGATTGGTTTGTTAATTACAACTCTTATCGGCCTTGGGATAGCGTATCTCCAGGCTAAGGCGCAGGAGATCAAGCATAAGGCGGCAAGGGAATCGGTACAAGCGGCCTTGGTCGAAGCCGAGTATCAGGCGGCAAATGCGGTTAAGGCGGTACAGCAGATTTTAGTGGACAATTTTCGGAAAGCGGCTGAGGATGGAAAATTAACGGATGATGAAAAGCGACTGGCTCTAGAGGCGGCCAAGAAAATATTTTTGAACAGTATTAGTATGGGTGCACTTGAAACACTTAAGGCGGCCGTCGGTCCGGTCGAGAACTGGCTGACGGAACTGCTTGAAGCAAAGGTGTTAGAGCTCAAGCAAAGCAAGGTCGCAAGTGAGGCGGCTGTTTCGCTAAATTCAATACCAGTGGACAAGCTTGCAAACCCTACCTGATAGCACCACAGCGGTTGGGTTCGGCTGAGTATGGGCCAACAGCCGATGGTGGCGCAGGTGCGAAGATATCAATCAAGTTATCAGACGATGCCCAGTTTCAGATCGGCGGTCGCTGGTGGCGAGGTGGTGAATGGGGGATTGGAGCAAGACTGCGGATCAGATTTTAGGCCCTGGATAGCTGAGGGTTTGTTGATGGAGTTTCAATAAACGACCAGAAATCCGAGTTTGAGGGCAGGGATTGGACACCCGAAAAATATTATAGGTACGGACTAGCCCTTGTGAGAAGCGAGCTACAATGGGCAGAATCCGATAAAAAATTATTAGAGCGGGCTAGAACCGATCCTCTGCCCCCCACTTATAGTCGATGGGAAACGTTGGGATGAATGGGAACCAAAAATCAATAAATAAATCAATAAATCAGGGGGGAGCAATTCCCCCTAATTTTTTTTATTTTTTTTTAAAACCCCTTGACTTTTCTACTCACATACTATATAATTATAATTGAAGATAGGAAATAAAAACAGGAAAACAGGGAGGAAATGGAAAATGAAGATTGAAAAAATCACAAACCCAGACTGCTTCTGCGATTTCTCGCACGGAGCAGTAATAAAAACAGAAAGTGGTCGTTCCCTCGGGGCAACCTGCGATCCCGGAGAAGCCGAAAACATCATCAGGACATATTTTCATACTGAATTTATCCCCGAAACAGTTCATGTGTTTTTTGGTGGGGAAATTGGACAAGACGGAATGTGGGGGTACACTTTTAGTCTCTCAGAATGATGGTAGGATTTACTCAAAAAAGTTGAAAAAACCCCTTGACTTTTCTACTCACATACTATATAATTATAATTGAAGAAAGGGAATAAAAAAACAAGGAGGAAAAGGAAAATGACAAAAACAATGGAAAGAATCTTAGAAATGGTAGGATTTGAAAAGGATGCTAGAACAGGTGTTTATCAGATAGTATTAGAGCTGGACTTGGAAGAAGGTTTAAGGAATTACACTTTCCAGGCTGTTGAGGGATCTGATAGTTGGGGAGGAGATCCACGAATTGATGTCATTTTGTTGGATGACGAAGACTGGGAACCCATTGCATTCTCCACCTTTGTAGAATTGTTCATGAATTAAAAAAGGGCCTAGCGCCCTTTTTTTTTATTTATTTTTCAAAAAGGCGTTGATTTTTTCTTTTACTTACTATATAATTATAATTAGAAAGAAGGAAAACACGAATAAAGGAGGACTAGGAATGACAATCAAAATCAGGGTTGCCGAAGCCGAAAAGGTAAACGGATTTGAGAGTCTTTTCATTAGCTTTCCTTACGATCAAGATTTAGTCAATCTAATGAGAGAACAGCCCAGTCGTTTCTGGCATAAAGAATCTAAGGAGTGGGAAGTGCCCGCTAACAGGCTTCCTTCCCTACTTCCTCTATTTGGGAACAGGCATATTGTGATTGAAGGCATGGCCAAAGGTAAACAAGAAACTGTTAGCTTACCAGATGGTTTCACCTTCAAAACGGAGCCGTATTCCTATCAAAGAGAGGGAGTAGAGTACGGACTAAACAAGACCTCCTTCATTTTGGGGGATGAGCAAGGCTTAGGGAAGACCAAGCAAGTTATTGACTTGGCGATTGCTAGAAGGATGCAGAAACCTTTTGCCCACGCTCTCATCATTTGTGGAGTAAACGGGTTGAAATGGAACTGGAGGGCAGAAATTGCCAAGCACTCCAACGAAACAGGCTATATTTTAGGTACAAGGTATCGCAAAAAAAGTGGTCGGGAGTATGATGGGGGAACCAAAGCAAAACTTGAAGATTTGGACAATCTACCTAACGACTTTTTCCTAATTACCAATATGGAAAGTCTGCGAAGCAAGGAAATTGCGAACAAAATTGCCCAACTTGCAAAACAAGGGGTAATTGGAATGATTGCCTTCGACGAGATTCACAAATGTAAAAACCCCTCCTCACAACAAGGCAAAGGGCTTTTGAAAATTAAAGCGGATCTGATGGTTGCGATGTCAGGTACTCCTCTGATGAACAGTCCCCTTGACTTATACGTACCTCTAAAATGGCTCGGGTATGAAAAACATAACTTTTACCAGTTTAAAAATCGCTACGCTGTTATGGGTGGTTATGGTGGGTATCAGGTTGTAGGGTATAGGAATTTAGCCGAATTACAAAACGTGCTAGATTCCATCATGCTCCGCCGACTAAAGAAAGACGTACTAGATCTTCCAGAAAAAGTGTACATTACCGAATATGTGGAAATGGGCGAGGCTCAGGAAAAAATCTACGATGAGGTTTTAGCGGCGGTACGAAGAAACATCGACAAGATTGTACTAAGTCCAAATCCTTTAGCCCAACTTATCAGACTACGACAAGCTACAGGTTACACAGGCATCCTAAGCAGTGATATTCGGGAGAGTGCAAAACTCGACCGGTTAGAAGAACTTGTTGAGGACGCAGTTGAAAGTGGAGATAAAGTTATCGTCTTTAGCAACTGGAAAGAGATGATCGTTCCAGCATTTGAAAGGCTAAAAAAATACAACCCAGCTGTTATCACGGGAGAAACTAAGGATAGAGTTGCAGAGCAGGATAAATTTATGAACGATGATTCATGCAAAGTGATTCTGGGCACGACAGGAGCCATGGGTACAGGGTTAACTCTCACCGCAGGGTCAACAGTAATATTCTTAGACAGTCCCTGGAATCGAGCAAACAAGGAACAGGCGGAAGATAGGGCACATAGAATCGGCACCAAATCCAATGTAACAATTATAACCCTGGTAACCAAGGGCACGATTGATGAAAGAATTGAGGAACTGATTTATCAAAAAGGAGCCATGGCAGACCTTCTGGTTGACGGTAAGTTACCAGACAAGGATAAGAGGGAAATACTTGAGTACCTACTCAGTTAAAGGAGGGACAAAATGAGAAAACGGATTTTAATTGTAATGTTGTTTGTTGTGGTCATATTGAGCACATCATTTCTAAGGAGTGAAAAGGTTGATCCTGTTACCATTTACACAGGAACTGTTTTTACTCCACAAACTGAGCCAAAATCTGTTGAAATTGAACAGATTGTGTATAATGAGTTGGAGTTGCCGAAAGAAGCAGATGGCAAATTCAAAACTTATATGGACTACCGCAAAATAACTGATAAAACTTCTAAGCAAT